AATCTTCAGCCAGATCTGTTCTCCGGCTATCTTAACTTCCTTAACAGTAACCTTCGTGCCATTAAGCAGCGCACCATAATGATTAGCATGAGCCTTTCCATCTGGAGTGAGATTTCGGAAACCAACCAGGTCAAAATTCTTACCAGCGCCCTTCCGAACATTAAGCGCTGATCTAACAGATACAGTATACACTCCACCTACCTTGTATGGGCTCGCCTGCGCCTCGTCCTTGGCTTTTGTCTCTGTCGGAGTGGAATTGTTAGGCTGTGGCTCAACTGCGCTAGAATCGCCTTCTACAGCCTCATCAAACAGAGCCTTCTCTGCCTTACGTCTTCTCACAAGCCCCTCCAGCTTCTTTCCTCCTGCCTTGTTGTATTCAAGTATCTTGTCTGATATAGTCTTGATGCTTCTGCGACCATTAGATGTAAGCTGGTCAATGCTTCCGATGTTGTAAGCAAACGATACAAGCGCATCAAACTGATTCTGGTTCCAGTGATACTTGTTGTCGTACTTGTCCACCTTGCCTTCATAGATTACAAGGTCATCCCTCAGAAGCTCATCAGCCTGCTCCTGTGTGATGGTATCTCCCATCTTCACTCCTGCAGTATGTCCGTAAGCGATAGTAGGCACTCCTGCTGGGTCCTTATAAGCCTTTAGTCGGCATCCTTCAAACTTCTTGATTAGGTCTAAGCCCTTATTCGATATAATCATCTTGTTCTCCCTTCTTTATGGATAAATGTGATACGCCGATTAGTGCGCCTATGAGCACCGCCACAGCGTTTATGGTTGCTGGTATTTCGGACTCGTATGGGAGCCCCCATATCTTAGCAATCACAGCATAAAATACTGCAAGTGCTGGAAGTGCTATGAGGCACGTCCATTTCAAAAAAATATATGCTCGGTCTGGCAATCTCATCTTTTTTACCTCCTTATAAGATACTTCTGCAAGTCATCCCTTGCCTGTTTTAAATCCTCGATATGATTCCCATCAATCGCATGGCTCATAAGAGCAAGCATTGACTGCATCATTATTTTGTTGCTTTCCTCAAGCTCTCTTAAACGCTTGTGGTCATTTTCAAGTTTCTTCTCGTGTTCATTTATCATGATGTCTCTATCCTTATCTGGTTTCTTGAACCATTTTATTATGCTTATTATGATTGCTCCTGCACCTCCAAGGCTCATTACAATGGTGCATGAGAGCGATATATATTGCCATGCATGTGCAAGCATGATTTTTCTCCTTTTGGAATTGATTTTCGCCTTTCTCATTCCGTCCGAAGACAAGTGAGCTTTCATCAATCTATCCGAAGATAATTGAAGGGCATTTTGTGAACTAAACTCCAGTTTATCTGGCTTAACAACAGGCGAATTAGGGCAGATGACAAGGGTAGGAACTAAGTTTATTTTTGGTTCACAAAATGTAACATTGCGAGTTGGCAGAGTGATGCAATGTACTCTAGTTATAGTAGTGCAAAGTGCTATCAATGATGGTGAAACCTTTATCAAACTACCTAAAGCTATGCGTATTCCTTGTGTTTTCTTGCTTGTTAATGACGAAGGAACTATATACAAGGTAGGTAATATAGAACAAAATAGCGACCAAGTAAAGCCCTTATATGGTGGAGGATTACCAGTTGGAAATTATAGAGGTTCATTTATGTATTTAACGGTTGAGTAGTCAGATAAAGAACATTTTAATTTGCGCTACGCTTAACCCATGATGTTATTGTTCCATTATTGTAATATCTACTGTATATGTGCCCCTCTAGTTCAAAAGCTGTCTGCTGTCTATAACCACCAGCACCCAACGTAATTACAAAGCCAGAGTTGCCTGTTGGTGTATTAGAGGCAGTTGAAGCATAAACATTAAAAACTATAACTGATGTGCCTTGACTTAATGGTGTATTCAAGTCTGAAATGCGAGTTGCAAATTGCTTTATATAACTGGAGTTTAGTTGAGAAACATCCCCCTTAACTCCGTCTATAATCTGTTCGATACTTGTAGCAGTCCACTTCGTACTGTCGAACGGTTCTGCTGCACTAACTGCTGTTGTGCATTCATAAACAACATTGTTGTATATAACATAGTCTCCAACAGCGTATGTCTGTGTCTCGTCATACTCGTCATAGCCCTGTACATTCTGCAATGTGAGAATATCCTCGGAAGCTGTGTTAGCGTTAGCAACTACCTCATCAATGGCTTCTTGCACGTTATCTGCTGAGAGCTGGCTTGTGGTATTATCGTAGTTGATATCTCCTGCATCGGAGCTTCCACCTCCACCAGTGGCGTATTTAATACCAACAACTTTTGTAACAACAATCGTCACATTAGTAGCAGTAAATATCCTTAATAAATTATTGCCTTTGTTTAGCCATATACCAACTACACTTTCACCATTTGTATTTAAAAATCCATTTACGGCTATAACAGATGAAGCACTAGCATCGCCAATTGGAATCTGCTCTGTTGATACAATATGCTGTGACACATTAACTTGAATAGCTAATGCATCATATTCATCTACATTTACATCATTTAAAACAATAGGCTCTGCCCATTTGTTTGTTGATTCTGAACCACTCCAAATTGTTGTCTCGGTGTACCCTTCG